TTTCGCTATCTACGGCTGCATAAAAGTCTGTATCTTCAGTGTATTTTTGTACATCTATTAATTCATCGGTTTTAGCGTCTAAATTAGGAACCATTGTGTTAGATATATAACGCTTCAATAGTCCGTCCCTAACCCCACGGTTACGAGCATTCACAGCTAAGGGATCAAAGAAACCTAAATCCTTAGTATTTTTTAACTGATCAATCTCTTGCTTCTCTTCTACCAAAGCTGCTTGTTCTAAACCTAATTTATACTGAGTATCTGCTAATTGACCGTAGCTTTTTGCTACACCCATGAACGCATTTATTGTATCAGCTAAATCTAATGCTTTACTTCTAGGGACCGGAACAGCAGCAGCACGACGTTGTCCTACTGAGTATTGACCTAATCCGCCAACTGTTGGTTGTATACCGGGGACTTGTCTTGTCATTATCCTATTGCTTTCTTAATTTCTAATCCAGTTCTGTAGCCCTGTAAACCCCCGCTTGCTACACTCAACGCATCCTGCAAACCCAAACCTCTCGGTTTAATAGGTTCTGCTATGGGTTGGTCTATACTGATGAGACGTTGTTGTGAAGCTAATGCCATATCCTCTAACGCTAAAGTTTTACCTGCCGCTATCAACCCACGCTGTCTTTGTAGAGGTTCTAATTCAAAGCCTAAACTAGCCAAGTAATCGTTTTGTACTTGTAAAACAGACATACCGGAAACCCCTCTAAATTTAGTAAGCTCAGTAGCCGCTTCAGCTTGTTTAGTTAATCCTCTTTCTCTTTCTTGCCGGTCGATAGCCTCCAATTGCTGTGCTTGTTGTAAACGCTCGCCCGTCATCTGACGTTGTGCCCTCTGCCTTTCCGCCGCTGCTGCTTGTGCTTGATAACGGCGTTGCATCTCAGCTTGTTGTTTAGCTGCTTGATACTGCATCTGACGCTGCTGTTGAGCACCTAATGCCTGAGCACCTGCCGACGCTGCCCCCAACGCTAAACCTGCTATAGCTAAGTTACACATATCGTTACTTCCTCTCTAATATAAATGACAGATACCCGTCCAGGTGACAATCGTTAAACTCTGCCCCCAACCACTTCAACCACCTATAGCTCAACGTGTTACTCTTCATAACAAAGTTAGTGAGATAATCAAAGCCGTCCATTAAGTCCATCATGCGTTCCTTAGAGTGCTTCAAAAAGAACTTCTTAATACTTGGTAATCTTCTAGTACCTAATAACCAAGCACTTCCAATATTAGTACCTTCGATAGGAGCTACACCAAATGAGCAGTACAGATAGTTGAGCTCATCCTTCACACTAAAGCACTTTGTACTGCAAGCGTAAGACAGATACACAGCGTCTCGTGGGTGGTTCATAAGTCCGAGTATCTCTAACATATCGTCCTCCCGTAAGTCGTCGTACAGATCAGCAGCGTCCATATCAGCTTGTGCTTCATCTATCCTAAGCTCCATATCTTCTACTCCTTGGTATCATCATGGACTCAAACTCTGCCGCTAACAACTTAACCGGTAAAGCAGAATCACTAACAACTTCTATCTTTGCTTCGTTAGGTTGGCACTGCACGGGGAATCTAAAGTGTCCGCTTTGTGGGGTAAAAGTATTAAGTGTTAAGTTAGCACCAACAATATCAGGATTGAATGCGTAGGTGTACTTATCTCTGAACTTCGGAGTTACTTCAACAGTGAAGTGTCCGGTATCTGCGTAGTCAAGACTGCCGTTACGGATCGTTTGAAAGGCGTAATCAGAGGCACTGCGTCCTCCCCGCTCTGTTGGTTGCTTCAGTGTTTGATCGGAGAACCTGTACAACATATTGTACGGGACGCCTGCTACGAAATACTTGTCGTTGTTGTAGAACTTACCAGCCACCCAATCAGGTGCTGTACTAACATCGGTACTAACAGTCCAATATGTAACATTAGGAGTTACTGAAGTATCAACAGCGACGAACGAGCTAGGGGATGTGTGAGTAGTTTCACATTTGTATATCGTACCAGAGTGAGTAACATAGTTAGCTAGTGTGCCGCTCACCGTACCTGCTGTACTAGTCGTCTTAGTAAATGCTACCTTATTACCTGTTTTAGTGTAGATTGCTACATCAACAGGATCGTATTCAAATCCACTTATCGTAGTAGTCTTAGAAGCAGCGTCGTAGCTAGTCGTCAATGTACTACCATCCACTTTACTATCAAGATATAACGTATAATCCAACCCAGCATCTGTAATACCATCTTCAAGTGTGAGCTTCTCCAGGTGTACCCCGTCGCTGTCTGCTGTGATAAGGTGCAAGTTACTGTCGATAAAGTCAAACCCTCGGATGTCACGTCCAAAAGTGAACTTCATCCAAGCACTTTGTATCTTTTCCTTGTTGCTCCAGAAGTACTTATATACAAACAATGTACGAGCGTCTGCTGTCGTGCTCATAACAATGGTATTCTCCGACTGAGACCCTGCCATCTTTTGTATGTCAGATGTAATATACTTCGGTACTTGCTGTGTTATTTCTTCCGAGTGGAATGTCTCTGTGTTGTTATCTACAAAGTATTCGTACATCCCCTCAAAGTCGTTCCGTTTAAATGGGAAGTATATATAGTTACCCAGTGCTACTGGTTGTATACCATCCGATAGATCGTACTCCGTAGCTGGCGATATAGCTACCGTCCGGGGTGATAACACATCTGCTCCACGAAGTACGAACTGTGACCCTTGACTGAATAACATCAGCTTCTCTTGGAATGGTACAGCGTGTTCAAGGATCGCTACCTTTGTGTGGCTCAGTCCGACATCGATAACTGCACTGTCTAGTAGTTGCTGTGTAGTAGTACGGAAGAAGTTAAAGTACTCATCTGCTTCACTGAAGATAACATTGCTATCTGTAAGTATGCCTAAGCGGTTCTTAAAGAAGAAGATGTCTCGTATCTGTTTACCGACGAATGACGGGAAGGGATTGGTGAAGTCATCACCTGCTGATCGTCCACCCCAGCCGCTGCCGCTAGTCGTCTCAGTGGGTCCGTAGTAGTACACATCTGCCTCCCAATCTAAGTACCCTTGTGTAGTGTCTGGAACCTCCGACCAAAAGTCTTCCCAATCAGCACCTACTCCCGGTTTATTACTGTCAGCCGCTGTGTGGTCTTTATCTAATCGGTAGTAAGTAGTCCCTTGTTTAACAATTAAAAGTTCGTTAGGTGTCTGCAATCTGAAGTCGTTAATATCTCCGTTCTTAAAGAATGGGACGAGGGTGACGGGCATGGTGTCGCTTCTTATTATTGTATCGATGCTATAAATTAAACTCCCAGGAGACTCGTCTTGATAATAACCTACAGTCTCTACCCAAGTACCTTCCCCAAACTCTTCTTTTTCCTTTGTCGAGAATCTCACGTAGTAATCGTCTTGGTCTATATCAGCGTCCCCGATTACCTTAACTAAAAAGTTATTATAACATTTAGCTGGTAGGTCTGTAATACTATTTACTTCTCTATATATAGCCCCAAGTCCTTGATCAGCTAACCCGTCTTCTACTCTTATTTTAAAAGGCCCCTTAGTACTGCTAAGTTTTATTAACGACCCTTTTACTTCAACGCTAAAATCATTGCTTGTAGCTACTAATGCTTGGGTTACATCAAATACGGAGTTATCGATTCTTAAAAAAGTGCTGCTATCTGGAGCAACCCATTCATTAGCCTCTCCTTTATATATAGTCCTAGCTCGCGTCCTAAATTCTTGTTGCAAACTACTCGTGGGATTAAACCCAGACCCTCTCCTTAAGAAAGAGAAACCAGTAATACTTCCTTCTAAAAAATTTACATTAAGTAGGGCGGTAGATTCGGGGTCTGAGGTTCCCGTGTGGCTTAACGTGCATGTTACTTTGTATTCAACTCCCGTAAGTCCGTCTACAGATACAATTTCTTTCCCTGTCGTTAATGCGAGTCTCTCCCCCGGAATACCAGCCGCCCAAGTGGGAGTTGTATTGCTTAATGTTAAAGAACTTATACCTGTTGTGTTATTAACGTGGTCTTCTATTAAAGCTTTTAAATCTTTAGCTATTATAGTGGTATCCGCATGACTCGCTGAGTCTGCACTGCCTGATTTGTAGGTCGCTTCGTTAATACCTCCATCTGGGGTGTGTTCCGCTAGATGATCGTTGCCATGACTAATCGCATTTTGATTGTAATTAACCAAAGCGTCATCGATATACACACTGTAATGTTTACCGTAATCCCCTAACTTAACAGCGATAAGTGTTTCGTGTACCCCTGCTGAGTAAACTGTGCTAGATAACCATTTATCGGTCGTTTTTGTATCCTTTACAGCCTCCCACTTCGTAGAATCAAAAGACGATGTAGAAGTGTGCGTCTCTATACATAAATAAGTAACACCGTTGTACAACACATACGAAGGGATTCCCCTAGGAGTCGTAGACTTCTGTAAGGCGTTCGTGCTCTTCTCCACCACCCTCTTCTTATTAACAAGAAATGTATAGTCAGCTACCGTCAGTGCTCGGAGGTCTTCCAATGGATTTGTTACAGAAGAACCTAAGCTCAGATAACTACTTGCTATAGATGTTGTAGCTACTGGTATACTTGTACCATCTCCTACATTGATAACACCCACACCGCCCAGCGATACCGTCACGCAGTACTTGTTCTGTTCGGATCGTTTAACGAAGTGTGTGAATAGCTTGTCTACATCAGTTGTAGTAGATTGTAACTTCTTTGTATAGTTAGTAGGCGGACGCTTTACCAACCCTTCTACTACAGTAGCCCAGGCGTTTACTTGCTCGTCACACTGACCGGGAAACCGTAAGTTGTCAGGCTGTTGTGATACGCCCTGTGCGAGATTCGGAACACTGTTTACTAACAGAGGCATCTCTTATCTGTCTATTACTCTAAGTACGCTGTAGTGGTCAAAGATAGTTCTGTCTGCATTCTCAGAGTCACTATCGATAGCTCTAGCTTTAGCTTCTATCTCATCTCTCAAAGCAAACCCTTCAATCTCTCTGCTGCCTAAGAATCTGTTAGCAAAGATACGAGCTGCTTTGACTGTGATGTAGTGTCTGAACTGCTCAGGCATATCTGTAAATGCTAACTCAAAAGTAATAGAGGCTTTCACCTCTTTTGTCCATACATCCGTGTGATTCTTTCTGTCGTATAACAAAAGTCCACGTTGTACCGGATCGCTGTCTGTATAAATTTGTGGGTCTAAGTCTACTCGAAGCGTATTG